GTTTTCAATTTTTATTGACGCAAGTCTCCCTCGCGCGCGCGTGTCTATCTTATCTGTTGTTGAAGATACTGTAAAGGGACCTACAGTTGTTTGTCCCTGTGCCGTGGTTGAATCTGCTGGATAAGCTTTAAAGAATAAAGTTACCTTTGTATTACCATCTATGTATTTAAAGTCAGGAATAAATCTTCTTATTTTAATAAAAAATTCACCATCTCCTTCTACATCAAGATCAAAGTCTCCTGATCTAATAAAAGCAGGTATAGTAATGTTTGTTGTATTTGTGCTTGTTAAATTAAGAACTTCGTTTACACCCACCTCATGTGCAAAGAAATAACTACCACCATTTGTAACACCATTAATTGTTGGAGTATTTGGAGTTAATGTTGAAATGAATTTAGTAGCACTTGGATACTCTAATACGTGAGCATCTTCATATGTTGTTCTTGCAAGTGTTCCTGTCGTCCATGTTTTAAGGTCGTAATTATAAGTAACTACTCGATCTATTTGTGTTGAAGAGTTTTGTGGATAGAACCAGTTAATCTCTGTAAATAAACTATTATGTCCTGCAAACACTAATTCACCATTTGTAAAATTAAGTCCTAAAGCATCTCCTGTTGTAGTGAATACAAAATTTTCAACTGAAGAAGGTAATGTTTTAACTGTTCCATCAAATACAAAGAAATTACCAGAATCACCCATCCAATACACAGCACCGTCTACAAAGACTGCTGCATGTTGACCAATACATCCACAATTAGATCCAACTTGACGTATGCTAAATGTAAATGGCGGTCCAACAAATTGCATCGTATAAGCTGCTTCATCTGTTAAAACCAATATATAATCTTTACCTTTAACAGCTGCTATGATTCTACTACCATTATCTAATCTAAATGTACCTGCTGTGTTAGTTGAAGTTGGTTCATATACTTCAATATCCTCTTGATCTGAAAATCTTATAAACATTGGATCTTGAGTAGCAACGTTTCCAATTGTAGTTTCAGTTCCAAAATGAATTAAATGTCTATCTCTGTCTGATACCCTTGTTAATACTGTTGCTGTAGGATTACCTGGTATAACTGTTGCACGTGTAGCAACTCCTGCTCCAGCATTTGGATCCCATGAAAAAGTTTTACCATTTTTAATAGTTGCAATTAATAATTCTCCAAAATTATCTAAAGACCAATTTCCAGCCTCAATGGTTGTATTAGAAACTGATCTAGAAGTACCCCAAGTAGATAAATTCCAAGTACCTGCTCCCCATCCATAACCAAGTGTCGCGGCTAATGGTCCGATATTAACATAAGGGTTTGTTATAAGTGATCCACCTGTAGTAACTCCAGTTCCTGTTTCTGTTACAGGCATAGTAATTGTAAATGTATTTGTTGTAGCTGTGATTACTTCAAATGAATTAGTTTCAAAATTAGCTGTTGTAAAACTTGTTGTAGTTGGTCCCGGTGTTGTCACACTTGAAAATTTAATTAAATCTCCGACAACTAAGTTATGTGCATTTTTATTAATTGTTACAGTTGCAGATCCTGTTGTTGATGTATAAGTACAACTTGTTAAAGCTGTTGCTAAAGGTGTAATATCGTAAAACACTTCATCAAAAAGAATATATAAAACTTTGTTCGTGCCGATAGCTACATAACGTCTGCCCGTTAAATCAAACCAAGAATGTATATCTCTAGCTGCACCTACTAGTATAGAAGAATTAATTTGTTGCCAACCACCTATCTTTTCAGGTGATCCATATTGAAAACGTACATTATCTCCATCAATCCAGCGTCCTTCTGCTTGAGATGCTGTATCGTTCTTATCAAAGCCTGGAGGTAAAGGTATCTTTTTTAATGGCATATTTATGCCTAGTATATCACTTATTTAAGTACGTTTAAACTTTATCTATTTTTTAAACCCAGACGGAAGCCCTAAATGAGGTCTACGATCATATATATTTTCTTTAGATCCTTTAGTTTTAACATTATTATAATGTAAAAATACTTGAGCACAGTTTTCACCTTTAAAAGTTTCTCTCCAATGTTCTAATTCATTTCCACGGTATACTAACATATCACCAGGTTGTAACATTACTTTAACTCCTTTTGATTTTGATGGTTTATATTTACCAGTTTTTTCATCTATACCACCTTGTAATACATTTGGTTCTAAAAATATTGGCCACTCATCTCCTCCTAAAGATAATGTTGTAGATATTTCACATGAAAATCTATCTTTATGACGATGTAATATATCTCCTTTTTTATAAATTCTAGCGTATGAATAATTTGGATTTAATTTTAATTGTGTTTCTTTTTCCATAGCTGGAAGTAATTTAACAAGTAATGTTTCCATCACAATATCAGAATAATGTGAATATGTTTCTGGAACTTGTTGGTCATTCCATACACCAAAATATTCTGTAAATTGACTTATATAATTTGTATCAAACATTGTTCTTGCAACTGTTTTCTTCATCATGAAATAATCATAACAAAATTTAGCAAGGTCTTTTGATATAGCTTCTTTTAAAACTATATATTTATTATTTTTAAACGACATATTTTCTCCTTTGTTTACATTAAAAAATTAAAATTTATTAAAACTCTTAAATTGGTATCAGTTTGAGTTGTTCCATAATGAGGGTAAAGATTATTAAATAATATGATTTGATTTTCTTCTGATTTAATAGACATATCCCCTCCATCCGAATCTATAATTGTTTTACCATTATTTGTATTAATGTGAAAAACACCTACTAAAATATTATTTTGAATTAAAGGATCTATAACATCATTATGTTTTATATGTTCAATTTTTTTATTCTGATTAGTATAACAATTAAGTTTAATTCTTAATATTTTTTTAAATTTAAATTTTTTATAAATTTTATCACAAATAGGTTTTATTAAATGATAAAAATTACTATTTAAATTTCCATCACGGTAAATAGTATGGGTAAACATAAAGTTATTCGATTTTATTTGTGAAAGATCGTGTTCATTATAATACCAAGGAAAATTTGCATCCATGACTTTATTTTTTAATTCTTTAAATAAATCTTTTTTAATGAATTTTTGTTTTATATAAATGGTCGACCCAAGTTCCATATTACTAGACTATACCTTGTTCCTTTCGTTACTGGTTTAACTCTATGCCATACATGAGATGGAAATACTACTATTGATCCTTGCGGAAGTATTTCTTCACATTTTCTAACATTTCTTTTTTTATCAGGATCCATATTTCTAAAATCAAATTCTAATTCACCACCTTTGTAATCTTTAGGATCTGATAAAGAACAAGTTACAGATAATTTTCTAATTTTTCCATGATAATTAATATCATCTGGCTTGTTATAAGGAGCTTCCCAACTATCACAATGCCAATCATAAAATTGATTTAATTTATATTTTGTAAATTGACATGCTTCTGACCAATCCCACTGAAAATTCCATCCAGCATTTTTATTTGCTATATGAATATAAGGTTGTATTTCTTTATATATCCAAGCATCATTCATCCACACGACATTAGAATTTCTTTTTTTCTTTAGATCTTTAATTTCTTTTTTATTAATTTTTTCTTTTTTATTAATTTTTTCAGATAAATTCCCTGTAAAGGCTAATTGTTCTTGTTGACTTTTGCCATGTTTAATTATGTCTTCACATAATTTTTTAGGAAGAGCACTTTTAAAATACCAATAATAATTTATTAAATTCATTTCTTTTTTCTAAAGAAATATTTATACTTTTTTTGTAAACTTGTAAAGTGTGTTTAAATTAAAGGAATCCAAGATTTAGTAGAGGGTACCCATATAAAAATACTATTATTTTCTTTATCCGTACCTAACCATCTTTGATTATCTTCATCCCAGCTTATTCTATATTTTTCAATTCTCTGTTCATTTACAGGTATATTATCAGGACTTTCAACTGGAGCTGTCCAATCGTCATTTGAATTTAAAGACCATGAAGTATAGGGTTTTGGTAATATAAATTTATCTTTTGCTTCATCATAAAAATCTCCTTTTCCAGCATATTTTTTTCTAAAATTTTTATTATAAGAAGTCTGTACCCATTTTACACCATTTTCTGATAATGGACATACTTTTTTAAAATGTTCAGCAGCCTGTTCTGATTGTTCTCCACCATTGTTTGCAATATCAATATTGCATCCAACAACAATTCTTAATACTATACCATTTGAATCTATTTCAGCAAAATGAGCCATAATTAATAAATAAAATTTCCTCCAGTTGTAAATCTAGCAACTGCTCCTGAAGGTGTTGGTGTTACAGTGTTTGTTCCAGGTGTTACTGATATTCTAGGTGCTGCTGCAGATGGAACTTTAATTAATACAACTCCAGATCCACCCGATCCACCACCTCCTCCAGTTGAGTTTCCAGATTGACCTGCACCTCCTCCGCCACCAAAATTAGTTACTCCATTTTGCCCTGTACGAGCAGCGTTTGGCTGATTAAAATCTGGAGTACCCCCATTTCCTCCACCACCTACTCCGCCTAATCTTGCAGTACTTGGTCCTGAACCTTCGGTAGTACCTCCACCACCTCCTCCAAAAAATGAAGGTGATCCAGGAGGTCCGTAATAAGTTTGTGGTGTTGCTCCAAATAAAGGTGATGCATCTTTACCCGCTCCACCCGCTCCACCAGGTCCACCTAAAGGAGATTCTCCTGCTGCTCCAGCTCCTCCTCCACCACCAGCTGCTCTTGGAGTATTGTTTGCTGGGCCACCAGGATTACCAAATCCAAAAGGAGCAAAAGGTGCAGGCATACTTGGTGCTTGAGTTGAAGTTCCTGCAGTTCCTGGGCCAGATTCTCCCATTCCACCTCCACCAGATCCACCAGGACTTGGTGAGCGAGCACCCATGTTTGGACTAGCAGTTCTTCCTCCGCCTTTAGCTGTAAAAGTTACAGGACCAATAGCAAATGTTGTATCTACTCCAGAAGTACCAAATGCCACAGGGCCAGTATTTGGATTTACAAATGTTCCACCTGCTCCACCTCCTCCAATTCCAATTGGATAACTTTGTGGCCCTGCTCCAAATGGATAAGCTGGATATAAAATCATTCCACCTGCTCCACCTCCTCCAGATGAAGGATCAGTGGCTGCACCACCTCCACCTGCTACTATTAATAAATCTGCTGTAAAAGCTGCTGTTTTTCCTTTTCCAGCTGTAAATCCAAATCCTTTTGCTGATGCAGCTCCGCGTGTTGAGTTAATAGGCATTACAAAATCTCCTTAATTAAATTGAGTTTGTGACGCTAAAATTGTATATGCTGGGGTTGTTGCTGTTTTAATTGCAGTAAATGAATAAACATCTATTCCTGCGTTACCTGCAGTTGGTGCAGCGCCACCTTGATATTCAAGCGTAACGTTTGTTGATGAACCATCAATTGTTATTGTTGAAACATAAAAAGTAGTATTTGTATTTAAAAAAGCACCTGTTACAGATTCACCAACAGATAACATATTGTTAAGAGTTGTAGAAGAACTACCTCTTAAATTTATTGTAAATTGACCTGTTGCCACTGTTGTATGATAAAGAACAGCTTGAGTTAAAAAATCGTAATTAATTGATCCAGTAGATGCTACTGCTGTTACAGTTACTTTTTCTTTTACTGCTTGAATTTTTCCAGTACCAAGAAACGTTACTGCGCCAGTTCCTTTTGGAATAAAGTCTAAACCAATATTAGTATCACTTCCTGATGCTGTAAAAGTTGGATCATTTCCAGTTGCAGCATTTGCAACAGTTACTTCATTAACTGCAGAAGCTGTTGCTGTAAATATAATTTGTTCATTACCATTACTATCATCAATTTCATTAATAACAGGTGATGTTAATGTTGGTGTAGTTAAAGTTTTATTAGTTAAAGTTTGAGGTGCTGTTAAATTTACTATTCCTAAATCTACTGCATCTGTTCCATTTAAATAAACAAGTTTAGTTGTTTTATCAGTTGCTCCAAATATTACTGAAGCTCCACCTACTTGGTTTAAAGCAAGAGTAAAAGCACCTGACGTACCATTTTTTAAAATGTAAGTTTTTTCAATTCCAGAAGCCACAAAAACAGTAGTATTAGCAGCTATTGTTCCTGCAAATTCAATAACAGCGTTTCTAGCATCTGATATTGTAGCATCAGTCATTGCTAAAGTTGTGTTAGTAGAAGTAAGTGTAATTAATTGATAACCAGCAATAGCTTGCTGTAATAGGTTTAAATTTGAGTTAGTTTTATCTCCCCATGTACC